TAAAGAAATTAAGGAAAAACTAAAACCACTATACAAAGATTATCCTAATATTCTAGAGTCATTAAATAAAGAACAAGATGTTGAAGAATTTATTAAAACTATTGAGTACTGTCAAGATTTAGATCAAAATGGTTTTAGTAAAAAAGAAGGACATGATTTATTTAAAACACATCCAGAGTTAGAGGAACATTATTTAAAAGCTAAGCGTGAAACCAACTACTAAATAAAAACAAGGAGTTATTATGAAACTAACATACGGCGAACAAACTATTGACTTATTCGGAAAAGAACATTTTCCAGATGGACCACCAGAAAAAGTTGTAGTATCATTATCAGGTGGTTGTGATTCATCATCACTTACATATTTAATAGGCACAAACTTTCCTAATATAGATATGTACCCTTTTCATACCAAAGATGAAGACTGTCCTATAGACACTGAACGTGCTATAGAAGTACATCAATGGTTACAAAACAAATTTCCTAAACTACACGATCTAAAGATATATACAGTATCTACGTCTGATCCAGTTTGGCAAGCAAAAGCAAAAGAAGCAATGGCCTCACCAAAAGGTAGTGTTGTTGTAAATGGCAAAAAAGTTTCTATGTGGGGAACTTTAAATGGTGCCTCTAAAGCTTTACAAAATAGAGACAAGAGATCAAAAATGTCTTTACAGTATGACGCACCTGTTGTCATGGCTATGACTTCTAATCCTCCTGTAGATGTACAGAAAGAAAGAGGATTTTATGAAGTAGCAGAAAGAAAAAGAGATCCTGGTGAAAGTAAACTAAAAGTTATGGACACAATAGATAAAGGTGGTCTTACATATCAACCTTATTTAAGAAACGATAAGAAATTTGTAGCAGGTGTTTTTAAAGAACACAATCTAATGGATAGTTTATATCCTTTAACTAAATCATGTGCTTGGTCCCAAACACTAGAAAATTGTGGTAAATGTTTTTGGTGTAACGAGAAGGAATGGGCTTTTGAAAATTAATAATGTCTATAGATAAAACTTTATTAGTATTAATACACTTTGACGGTAATGGTGATTTACTTAATGACAAAGAACTTAATGATCTTCGTTTTAGTACATTAAAAAAATTATTATTTGAGCATGCTTCAAAAGAACATGGACTATTAATAGTATCAGATCCTATACACAATGATAGGAAAGTGACCTACAGATTAAAAAATATGTTACGACAACTTAAAGCTCAACAAAACGAGATTAACTATACTGAATGGTTAGAAGTACCAGAAAAAGAAACTGATATTAAATGGATAAAAAAACAGTTTGAAGAAAAAGGTTATAATGTAAAAAACGTTATTTTATGTGGAATGAATACTGCTGGTTGTGTACTCGGAACATTGGACTATTCTGCTTTACGTTGGGCTGAACAAGGTCACTATACACAAATATTATTATCTGCTTGTGGTGATTACGAAGCTTCAGGTGTAGGACCTGAAAGATACATGAACTCATTTACTAATTTGTATAAAAAAATTAAAGAATCTGGACAAATGGCAATGATTGATCTTGTAACCGATGTAGATGATTTATTATATATCAGTGATGGAAAACCAATGGTAATTTCTGATAGAGTACCAAAAAGAAGTCACTTAATATAATGAAAAGAATAATAGCATGTAGATTTGGTAATAAGTTTACTCAATGGCATGTTGATAACTTAAAATATATGATAGATTTCCACTCTGGAATATCTTATGATAGTTTTGAAGTTATTGAAAATGATATTTATGGTAATTGGTATAACAAGTTTCAAATGTATGATAAATTTAGAGACGGAGAAAATTTATACTTTGATTTAGATGTTATTATATGGAAAGAGTTACCAGATTTATTCAGAAAAGATTTTACTTTATTAAATGACCTATGGTGGAGAGAAGAAGCTCATACACCACTTAACTCAACTATCGTTTCATGGACAGGTGATGTATCTCACATATGGGATAAATTTAAGTCTAACGAAAAAATGTACCTAGAAAAATACAATAAAGGTAGTGATGAGTTTTATTATAGAGAAATAGATTACAAAAACTATGATAAAGTTTGTCCTTCTATCAAAAATTATATGTATGAAATGCCACCAAAAGAATTTAGTATTTGCACTCTAGGACAAATGAACCACCTATTAGAATCAGGTTGGCAAGGTTGGTGGTCAGATTATATTATTCCTCACTATAAAGATTAAGAGCACTCGTTAACAATTCAATTCTAGTTTTACATTTTCTTAATGCTTTTTTACCAGCAAGATTTTTAGAATTTTTTATCTTATCTATTTCAAATAAGGCTATCTTTAAAGCAAACATTTCATCTTCGGTTGCTTCTTCGGGATTAAATATAAAATCAAGAACTCTAGTTGGAGAAGTATTGTCTGTTTGTACAAGACCGTCTCTTTTAGCAATTTCTAAAGCAAACTTTTCAAATTCTTTTCTTTCTTCTTCTACTTTACGAAAAGTACTCTCATGTATTTTGTCTATACTGGTAACTTTCATTAATGCTTGAAAGTATGGATGATTTTCATCAAGCTCAATATGAGTTGATGTAAGAGTTTCGCCTTGTTCATTAGTTATTACTTCAATCCAATTTCTATTACTATTTGTAAATCTGGCGTCAACAAAATGCTTTAACATTTCATCGCCAAATCCTACTTGTTTATGTTGTACTCCCATTTTAACTTCAATTGACATTTTTATTTTCCTTTATATAGTTGTATAGATCAACTTTCGTTGACCAATTTAATTTTTTTAAAATTGTGGTATCTGCTGTGTTGTCTTCTCTTTCAAACTCATTCCCTATCCGTTTTTCACAGTCAATTCCAAAGTAAGTCATTATTTCCATTAGATCATAAGATTTTCCTATACCTATGTCTGTCACACCTGTAAAATCACTTTTCATTAGAGTATCAATACCAGATATTATATCATCTATATGTATAAAATCTCTTGTGTGATTAGTATGTACAAATGGTACATCGTTTCTTAATATTCTTGGTATCAACATATGTTCCCTTGCACCTGGTCCGTATACAGTAGTAAATCTCATACCGATACTGTTTTCTGGTGCTATACGTTCTAAAGAACATTTACTCATAGCATAAGGATTTCTCCAAGGCTCTATGGCCGTTGAAGAACTTGCATATAGTATTCTTGTGGTTGGAAAATAATCAAATAGTCTTTGACCTGCAATTACATTTTCTTTCCAGTATTCTGTAGGTCTATCTAAACTATCTCTGACACCTGATAAGCCAGCTAGATGTATAATTAAATCTACATCATATTTAAGGTCGCAATTTAATAAATCGTTACCTGATAATTTATCTATTGGTATTACTTTGTGATTGTTTTTTTGTAAGAATTTGTGGAGATGTTTTCCTATAAATCCTTCACTGCCTGTTAATAATATATTCATAATGTTATTTATGTCACCGTTAAGTGACTAGTTTTTAAACGCCAGCGGCGTGTATAGTTTTTAATGTACTACCTGAACTATTTTTAATTAATAGTGTAGATAATGATTTCATTTCAGTTGAACTAATTGCGTCATTAGCCATCATACTTTCTGTAACTAAATCAATTGATCCAGTTGTTATAATTTCTCCAGCTGCACTTGGAAAAGTAATTGTTTGTCCGTTTAACGTACCACTAACTGTTAAGTTAGTCACTGTCACGTTTGTTGGAAAAGCAAGTGTCACTGTATCTGGACTTGAAACTGTAGCAGTAATTTGATTACTTGTACCTAAAAAAGATACAGTATTACCTGGAGCAATTAACTGAATAGTTGAGCTTGCGTCTCTAATATAGTGACCTTGTCCAGTACCTATTTGAGAAGATAACTCTACTACAGCACCAACAACAGACGTTGCTGATATTCCTGCACTAGCTAATAGAGCTGCGTCACCAAAATCATTTAGAGCTAAGTCGTTAAACGTTGTTCTAAATGTTTCTAGTGTATCTGTTCCATTTATTTTTTTTACTGCCATTTTATTCTACTTTTTCTTTTTAAACATGCCCATAACTTTAGAAGGTGCTTTTTTAACACTTTCAGGTACCTTTAATTTAGGTAACGTAATTTTTGGCATTTTCATTTTCGCTTTTAGTTTTTTTAACATATTATCCTTTTTTATTTTTTAACTCTTTCTTGATATCAAATAATTCTCTTTTTAAAGTATTTATCTCTTTACAAAGACCTCTTATTGTATCACTATTACTTTCTCTAGCTTTAACTCTTTTCATATAGTTGTTGTATTCTGATCTATTAGTATTAATAATCGCTTTTGTATTAACGTCTCTTACTAAACTTTCAAAACCTTCAACTTTTAATGTATTAGTAGCCATAGTATTATACTGCTAATGCAATACCTCTTAAATCTCTTATTATTGGTGGATAAGCAGAGTTTGTTCCTACCATAACTATTTTAATTTGGAAAGTACTGAACTCATTTAATCCACTTGCACTATATTTGTATTCGTTATATGTTTCATCATTTTCAGCTGGCGTCACTGTATTGTCTTCTTCGCCACCTGTATTGAAAGCTGTCCAACCTATATCATCAATATTTCTTGATTCTTCCGAACCTGATAATCTGTAATAAAGTTTAACACTAGAAGTAGCTCTTACGTTTTGTGTTAATCTAACATCTAAAGCAGTTGAGTTGTTTTCTAGAACAATTGGTCTAGTTATGTAAACAGCCGCTGATGATGATCCTGAACTTTCTATATCTGAAACATAATCAGGTGTATTAATTGTAGTTGGTTTATTAATTCTGTTTTGAACTACATACGCACTAACTCTTTGCATGTCTAATACAGGAGAAAGTTTAGTATTTGATGTAGTTAATGTTAAGTTAACAAATAAAGACTTATTACCTAACATTTCATTAGTCTCATTGATTGCACTAGCAACCATTTGAGGAGCATTAAAGTAAATATTGTCATTAGCAATAGTAGCTACAGCGTCTGTAGCACTTGTTAAACTAAATTCTGTTTCTGTACCATGAACTGATTTACCAGTTGTTGGTCTCATGTTGTAAGAGATACCTGTACCTGGTACACTTACTGTTTGTAAATTTAAATTCATTACATCGTACAATCTATTCTGCGTTGCTGTTATAACTGAACCACCAACATCGCCTGTTGCATTTGCCGTACCACTTGTTGTAATATCATAACTATCTAAAGTCACGTTATCAATACTTGTGTATGTTCCATTAATATCACTATGAGCAATACCATTGTAAGTACCTGATGGAACTCCAGCAATTGTGACATTGTTTGTATATTTTCCATGCATACCGTGGTTAGGATGTGAAACTCTAATTACACCAGACGTATCTGTTGTTCTTAATGCATTTGTTTTTAATGTTCTTGTAGGTAAGTCGTCATTACATAACGTCACTGTACCCGTAACATTTTCAAATTCTGCTCTTTTAATTTTAAATTTAATATCTTCGTTTTGTTCAGCAGTCCAAGTAGAACCGTTTTGAGATTTGAACATAACACCAGCGTATGGTTGTTGAGAAATTGTTCTATCTGAATTTATTACTTTTTCACCTAATCTTCCAACATAACAGTTGTAGTTATTACAGTTAGACATTACAACAAAACAATATTCTGTATTTTCTAATAAGTAAACTGGTGAATCAAAAGTAAATGTTGTAGCTGTTGCTGAGTCTGTACTTATTGATACTGCACTTGGATTTAAAGTTTTTTCAGAGAAAGGAACAACTCTTTTTCCTGGATAACCATTTACAACTTCTCTAATTTGTACTGTTACCGGAATGTTAGCGTCTTTTGAACTAAAGTATAAGTCCATAGAAGTTAAGAATACACCACCAGCGTCATCAATCATAAATGTTTGTGCTAATGGATCAGTCCAACCGATTGTAGTTTCTGTTCTTCTTGTTCTTGTTTGTGTTCCTCTACTAACTGTTTCAACTGTACTTTCTCTAACAGTTAATGGTTCTCTTGTAGAAATAATTGTTTCTTGTACTGTTTCTAAAGCACCTTTAGCTATATAATCAGCTTCTCCTGAAGTTTCAACTGCCGTACTTAATGTGTTTGTTGATGAACTTGTTAATCTGAATACTCTTTGACCTGTTCTCCATCTAGGATTACCACTAGTTTTTGGATCAGGTATAGCAAACGTTCCTGATACTGCACCGTTAACGTCTGTCACTAGATTACCACCTAGAGAACCACCGTTTGGTGTGACATAACTTGATATGTCTATATTATCAAAGAAAGGATATACTCTTGTTTCAGGTTTCATTCTTGTTGCGTTAAATGTTAATGTTCTACTTCTTAAAAAAGGAACAATAGCAACTGATACAACTCTGTCACCTATTGAATTTCTTACTACTTGTGGAACTATTCTTGTTCTTATACCTGTTCTTGTAGCTCCCAATTGACCTGTTTCAGTAATATCTGTATGTCTAACGATTCTTCTACCTCGTCTACCTGTACCTACATCACGTCTACCAACTTCTCTTGGTGTTCCTGACCAAAACTCTTGCCATTCGTTCCAAACAGTACCTATCTCTACACTTTGTAAATTAGGATTTCCTAAATTTTGTACTAACGTGTCAAAGCCACCTGTTCTATTAACAACTAATTCAGGTGCTCTTTCTGTTTCTTTCCATTCGTCTGACGGAGGTGTTAACGCAATACTTCCAGTCCAACTAAAAATGTCAAATGGGTTTACGTTAACAAATTTACTTGCGAAAGGTTGGTCAATTAAAGTTGCCTCGCTATAAGGTAGAGTGATCAAGTCTCCTGTTTTCGCATACTTAGCTTCGGTTCTATCCAAAGCAGTAATAGTCGTTCCGTCATTATCACTTTCAATCAATTGTACGGCGTCTTCATTAAACATCGGTCTTAATTCACCTCTTGCCATATCCATTGAAGCCTTGTAGTCTAAATTTCTTACATCACCTATACTATGTCCTGTAAAATTGTCTACTATAAATCCATTCTTAAATCTGTCAAATCCTTCTGCGTCTTGTACTTGTAAATTTTGAGCTTCCATTTCTAATAATGAAAGTTGAGTGTAGTATTCAATATTCTCAATTCTATTTTCCAATCTACCAATGTCTCTCATAGTATAACGTTTGTTGTCCACTTTAGTAATAGTAATATCGTCTGTATCAAGTGTGTATGCTGGTATATCTAAAGTGTATAAATGCATTGCACCATCTAAATTTTTTGGAGATTGAGGTACTAACGCACTAGCGCCTTCAGCTATTTTAAAAGCACCATCTTTATCTAAAAATACTTTGTCTATTCTTGGTAAGTAATATTCTAAATCTGAAGTTATATCAGTACCAAATTTAACAACATCAACTGTTGAAGCACCAGCACCGTTATAATATCTGTCAATTTCTCCTTTATTGATTGTAGAGTTATCATCAACTCTAGGTCTAAAGTCTAAACAATCTCTTAACTCATAAGTTTCGCCTGTAGTATCCGAAGTATGAGAAGGAATATCTTTATAGTCAACAACTCCTGAATAACTATCTACAGTAAATACATCTCCTGAACCATGAGAGAAATAATCAACATTAATTTGAATAGAACCTGTTGGATCTACTGCACCTTTTTTTAAATATACTCTACCTATATCATAGAAGTTATCTCTTTGTCCGTTGTCTAAAGTAAATCTATCTGTAATATCAACTTCTCCTGAAGATGAATAAGTACCAAAAGCAGTTGCCATTTTAACAGAATTTAATTTGTAAATATCACATCTGCTTAATCTCATACCACCTTGTTTTTTAATATCTGCTAAAGTTGTATGATTTCTTGTAAATCCTGTAACTAAAGATTTTGTTTTTTCTTCTACAACTGATCTATTGATTGTTGCTAAAATTTTAATTTTATGTCCTGCATAATTAGAACCAAAATCTAAAATTAATGATTTACCTACTGGAGAACCACTTAATGAAAATATTGTATCTCCTTCGTGATTATTTCCTTGTAGAGATAAAAAATCTCCTACTGCACCTGTACCACCAGAACCAGTTGACATAATTGAAACTGAAAAATCTGAATCTCCTAAAGATGTAAATGATTCGTTTGTACCTGCTGAAATAGTTGCGTCACCATTTGATCCTAATGTTGCTGTAAAATGTCTTCTAATTTTAAAGTTTGTATCACTAGCACCAGAGTTAGAAGTTGTTTTTAACGTCTTAACTGTTTCATATGGTAATTGAAATATAGAAATATTTTTATTTGAATCTTTGAATGTTGCTCTGTTTCTATTTGCACTTGTTTTAGTTGAAACATCTGAACCACCAACAGCGGCTGATAATTCTAAAGAAGTATCTGAAATGATTGCCTCAACAAGTCTAGTTATTGAACTACCTGCGTCTGTAGTAAATGTAATTGAGTCACCAATTCTTAATTCTGTATTAAATTTTGTATTGAAACCTGTAGCTGTTGTACCACTATTTGCAATTGATAATGTACCTGTAATTGTTAAACTTTCTCCGTATGTAGAATCTAAAATTGTATCTGCTGTAAAATCTGGAGTACCAGGCATACCAATTTGTTTTGTAGATGAGAAATCATATGAAGTAGCACCTTTAAATCCTCTAGAGTCTGCTTGAATAGAAGCAGTGTTAGATGAAATACCACCTGTTATAGTTTCTCCAGCTGTAAATGTTCCTGATACGTTATATAATACTACAACTGATTGATCTGCTGTACCACCACTTGTGTACGTAGTAAAACCTGAACTATCTACATCTAATTCAAAATTTGAACTAGTTGGATTTTTAACTGTATAAGTGTTACCATTTAATTCTGTCATACCACCAACACTGTTAATTGTCACTTGTTGTCCATCTTGTAAAGTGTTTGAAGCAGTAATAACTACAGGATTAGCTTTTGTTGCACCTGTAATTGTATGTTGGTTGCTTGTTGATAATTGATCAACAGTACCTTTGGCACCTGAAGTACCACCTGTAATTTCTTCTCCATTTGTAAATGCTTGATTTTTAGCACAGTTTAAATGAGTAAACATAACAGTATCAAATAGATAATGTTTGAATACGTTAGTTGTTGCACCTGAACTAGAGTAAGCACCACTAACAGCAGTACCCGATGAAAATTCAAATCCTCTAGACTTAGCACGACCAATTGATTTTATATCTGAACCTGATCCTACATTTTCCGTTCCTCTTACAGCTGTTTCTTCTCTATATAAACTTACATTTTTAAAAGCTGCAACATCGCCTGATACAAATCCAATATCTGGAGAACCATAAACATTATTTACATGTACATAGTTACCTACATCAAATCTTGTATTGCTATTATTTTGTGTATCAAAATCTCTTGCTTTATTTACATCTATAAAGCTTGTACCTAAAGTTTCTATTTCATAACCTTTAACGTATGCTTTACCTGGTCCCATGCCGGCTGCAATTTTAGTTTCTAAACCACCATCGCTTGAAGTGTAAATACCTCTGTTAGTACCTGATATTAAATGTTCTCTTAAATCTATATCAAAATCTCTTACTGAATAATCTCCTGATTCATCAAAAGTACGTCTTGCTAATGTATCTTCTAATATAGCATATTCAGTTGTTCTAACTTGGTTTTGTATAATACCATTTTTTAATCTTAATAACTCTACAAAGTTTGAATCGTCTGTAGCAGATAAAGATTTTTTAGTTAATGTTAAATCTATTTTAAATCTGTGAGCACCTGGAGCATTTGTGTTTGAAACTCCTTGAGCATTATCATTTAAAGTTGCGTCATCATTTTGAGTTATAAAACTTTCTGCTACTGTTAAACCTACTCTGTATGATGGTGTGTTTGTGTATTTGTCTAATATCAAATCTTGATCACTTACTTTAACATGATAACCATTTATGTAATAAACACCTTCTTTAACTGAAGCTGCACTACCTGTTGCTGTAGTATTAACTACTGCTGAAACTGTTGTTGATGTAGATTGTAAAGTTGTTGCTACTGATATTGTTTCTGCGTCTGTAAAAGCAGTTGTAGTATTATTAGTACCTGAATTTAGATACTTAACAAATAATGTGTTAGGGTCTGTTCCGTCTGTAGCAGCTGTATTAACAACTCTTGCTTTTAAACCTGAAGAAGCACCTGTTAAAGTTAAACCAACAAAATCTGTTAGTACAACACCAACGGCAGCTGAATCTGTAAATGAAGTTAATTTAACAGCAGAATATTGTAAGTCATAACTGATATCACCAGGTATAACCATAGCGCCTTGTTCAAAGACATGGTCTGATAATCTTTCAATTTGATTTTGTAAGATTGATTGTGACTGTGTTAACTCTCTACCTTGTACAGCGTATGCTGGTCTAAAAAGAACTCTATGAAACTTCTTTGTTTCGTTAAAGTCATCGTAGTAAGGCGAAAGGTTAAAGTCTGTTGGACTTGGCATAGTTTCCTTCCTTAAAACTCAATGACTAGTTTAATATTTTCCGTTTGATCTGTTGCTCTTTGAATAGGTGCTCTGTTCTCTATGTACAATACATCGCCAGAGTCATGATCTATTTCAGAAGCAGAATACCCACTTGAAAATACAACGTTGTTTACTGTTGCTGAAACACCTGTGTCTGGTGTTCCTGTTGCTGAAGACGTTTGACCAGTGATAACATGTGTGCTAGAAAAGGCAGTTAAGTTACCGTTAGCGTCAACGCCGGCGTCATTGTGTCTTGATTGAATATAATATAAAATTCTGTTTGTTGCGTCCCATTCTACAACTTTTCCTACTGCACCTGTAGTTGCTTGATTTATTTCTTCATCTACTACAAAAGTACCTGGAGTTGGAGAACTTGCCATATTTACTGCTCTTGTTCCTCTTAATGTTGAAGCTGTAGCAGCTGAACCTGAACTTTTTGGATCTCTTAATAAAGCAATTTTTCTGAAGTCGTTACCAGCATGGAAATCTCCAGAGTTTGCTGATTCTGTTCCTTCTAAATTTACATTTAACATTACAAAGAAACCACCTAATTCTTCTATTGCATTAAAACCATGACCACCTTTTGGAGAGATAATCACATCTAATTCTGCACCTGTTAAATTTGTTGCACCAGCAGCTACTATTTCTGCATTTGAAACTGTACCAAAAGTATAACCTGATCCAACGTTAGTCATAGTTACCGAAGTGACAACGCCACCTGAAACTACAACGTTAGCAGCTGCATTTGATCCGTCACCTTTAATTGTAACCGAGTGAGTACCATCAGTACCACCTGAACCACTTGCTTTAATTTTTATACAATTAATTGATCCGTCTATAGCAGCTGAACTAACAGTTGAGTTAGTTGAGACTCCCATAAAATCAGTTGATAAGAAATTTGATTGTTGAGCCGCTGACATAGTGTACATATATTTCCATTGGTAACCATCAGCAGTTGTTATAATACTAGTACCTGTACCAGATGGTTCGTTTGTTGAAGCAGTATTGCCATCATTGTCAATACACTTATAAACGTTTCTATCTGTAGTTAGTACATAAAAATTAGCGTCATGTAAAGTTGTTGCACCACCATTAGCAGTATTTCTAGTAGAAGTACTACCAGTCACATATTCTCCATAGTCGTGTCTGTAAATATCGTATGTTGTTCCAGTTGCCCAATTTCTTCTTGGTACTGCAAAACTAATATCTGAACTTGTAATTTTTTTAGCAGCTAATAGATCATCAAAAGTATTAAACTCTGCAACAACAGTATCACCTGGTATAATTGGTGCTGAGTCTGTTCCTTCGTAATCTGTACGGCCATCACCTCTTGTAGATGTACCGAATGCTTGTGGTCTTCCAAGACCTAGGTAATAAACTTGTGGAGAAGCTTCCGTAAAAGATTCGTGAAACTGCTCACTATTGTTTATTCTGAATTTTGTTGTTATTATCGCTGGCATAATTGTTATTCCTATTTATAATACTTTCCTATGATGTTGTTCCAATAATTGTTTTTAATGTAGTACCACTAGAGTTTTTTACTAGTAGAGTTGACGTATTAGATAGTGATCCCATAGTGATAGAACCACCAGTTATTGCAACTGCATTAGCATTTTGAGCAGCCATAGTACCTATTGTACCTAAAGCAGTATTAACAAAAGCACTACCGTTCCACTGTAAAATATCACCACTTGCGATACTTGTCAAAGTGACATCTGACATTTCAGATATTTCGTCATTTGCTGTAATATTTGAATCAACGTATTGTTTTGTTGCAATACCTAAATTTTTTGTTGGGTTACCAAATACTGTAACCTCACCTGTACTATCTCCTTCCAACCAAGTTGTCAAAGTAGAACCATCTGATCCTGCAATTATCATTGCTCTAGTTTCACCTGCTGTATTACCAGAGGCATTTCCTATAATAACATTACCTGATCCAGTTTCTATAGTTTGACCTGCATTATAACCTACAAAAGTATTGTGTTGTCCTGAAGATACTTTTACACCTGCGTTTGCGCCTATAACAGTATTTTTTTCTCCTGTTGCGTCTTTACCTGCTGAGTGTCCTACAGCTACACTTTTTCCTGAAGATGTAACTGATTGTAAAGCTGCAAAACCCACGGCAACGTTATCGTCTCCTGAAGTAATTGCTCTTAAAGATGTTTTACCAACAGCAACGTTTTCTTGTGCTGAACTCAAAGTACCTGTCACCGAGTGACCGATCATTATAGAGTTTGAGAAGTTTGTTCCTTCTTGTTTACCAGTAATTACACCAGTACTTAAATTTGTACCATCTCCGAAAGTAGTATAGATTTCGTTAAAGTTATCGTTAATTAAATCGCCACCAGCTCTAATAGTAGAACCTGTGCCGTCATTAGGAGTTGAACCGATTGCTATTGTTTGTTTTGCCATTTCTATCTCTATTTATAGTTATATTTATACGTTTGTTTGGTCAAATTTCTTATTGTCTTTGTCAAAAGTTATAGAACTACCACTAAACGATTCTTCTCCTGGGAATGTGATATCCGTTGGAAAAGCGAAGTTGGTCTTTAACATAAACCCAAAATCATCTTCATTTGCATTAGTACCACTTATCATTCCCAATAATGCTGTTGTACCATCTAGACTTGATCTAGTACCAGTGATTTTTAATTCATTTAATCTATTAAAAGTATTACCAGTTGTACCATTGATACCACCTGATCTATTACCAGTGACACCATATGCCGTATTAGCCCATTTGTTTATTGAAGAAAATCTAGGACCACAATATGCAAATCCTTGATTTATATTAATAGTATTAGGTGGTACACCTGTTCCTACTAATCTTCTTATTCTTAAATTTAATCTAACACCTATAGGAGCTCTTGTTACAGTCACGTCTCTAGAGTTATTTGGATTAGGTTGTTGAGGGTTAACTGATACTGCTGAACCATCATCAACTGTTCCTGTTCTTCTACCAAATACAGTTTCAAATATTAATTTCATCATTGAAATCAACGGAGTACCAACTACACCAGTTGCGTAACCAGTTGCTACGCTAACTTGCATATTAATTCTGCTTTCTAAATCAACTTGTCCTGTAAAATAAAAACCTGAAGTATGCATTGTTTTTTTAAATGCGTCTCTCCATAAATTAATTGAGTTACCTACTTTTAATACATAAGAAAAATCTTGATAGTATAAACTATCTTGTACTTTCATTGTAGTTTCTGAAATATGTCCTTTTTCATTAGTAAATCTACCATCTGTATCTACAATTGATTGAACAGCTACAGTTGCTGAAGTGACATCTATTCTTTTAATAGTTGCACTACCTGAACTTGATGATACTGATTCGTCTGCTTGAAAAGTACCTGAAATTTCTTTTAATTTTAAAATGTTTGTATCTGAACTCCAACCTGAAACTAATCCTGTTGCACCTGAAATAGCACCAGTTACCGTTTCTCCATTAAGAAAAGAACCACTAACTGTCATAACAAATAAATTGTTTACAAAAGATAATGTTGGTGGTGTAGGACTTTGATGATAATTAATACCTAAATTTGATGTTGTTATTCCTAAAACTTTTCCTATTTCTGTACCATATGCTAATACACTTGCACCTGATCCTAACGTAGATGTAACTGAAACAGTTGGTAAAGATTTATATCCATCACCACCGTTTGTTAAGTATATGTCTGTAATATCTCCTGTACCTGTGCCTGATTCAAAAACAATTTTATCTCCTGTTAAATGATCACCAGCAGATGTTTCGTCTTCTAAACATATATGATCGCCATCTTCATTAGCAACAGCACCATTAACAACTGTAACCACACCAGCTGCATTTAAACCATATGTTCCTGTGTTAGCAAAAGTTAAAGTGTCTCCTATTTCATAACCTGATCCACCAGCGTCAACAAATATATCTGTTATTTTACCTGGACCAATATCACTAATTTGCATAGCAGCTTGTTCGCCACCACCTGTAATTTTTATAAGATCGTCTGTTGTGTAAAGATTACCATCGTTAGTAATTGTTTTTTCTCCTGGTACACCTGTAATTGTAGCTAATATGTAATAATCAGATTGATCTGATTCTGTTCCTTCAATTACTTCATTTACTACAAAAGTACCTATGATAGTATCTTTGTTTATAGTAATTTCAGAAACAGCACTAGCGCCAATATAAAATTTTTCAACATTTTCTACTATTGCTGTTGCTTTAGATGTTCTTCCTTTTATTTGTCTACCTACTAAATTTAAAGGTTCGCCTTGTGAACCTAATACTCTTAAAACTGTTTGTGTATTCCAAGAACCGTCTGATACTTTCATCATTTGTGTTCTTGGATAAAATGTTTGAGAGTTATCGTTAAAAAGTATTCTAAAAAATAATTCGTGACCTTTTTGTGTGCCTTTTAATTTATATAATGATTTAATATTCTTAATTAAGTTTCTTTTGTTTATTCCTGAAGATAAATTTTCTGGAATAGTTTTAAAAAACTCGTCCCTAAAATTATTTAAGAAATCAGAAATAACTTTATCAGGATCCCTAAAATTTGTTAATTGTTGAATAGATTGAACAGGATTAGGTCTATATTTGTTAACAACTGCTTGAGCATTAGAAGTTTCTCCTAAAA